ATTTGCAGCCTTTTGTATTTCAAATGCTTTTTTCTGTTCTTTTTCACTTTGTCCAGCAAATAACATAGCTAAATCAGCAATTCCTTGTAAAGATTGTTTTACTGCATTTAACGTTTTTTGTTGGTTTTCTATTTTCTTGGTAGCTTCCGCATCGCTTATTTGTTTTCTTTGCTCAGCATATCTCGCCTCTATAGCTGCTATTTCACCTTCAGTTAGTTCTTTGTTTTGTAATTCTTTTTGACGTTGTAATTCAAGTAAATCTAATTTTGCTTGAAAATTATTTTGATTAGCTATTAATTCTGCTTGTAAAAATCCTTGAGCATCTTTAAATTCGTCTTCCCGTAATTTATTAATACGTGCATTTTCTTTTTCTTGTAATTCAACTTTTGTAATAGATGAACGGGCTATAATTTCATCTTCTTGTTTTACTCTATTCTTTAATATTTCAATAAGATCTTCTGATTGTTTTTCAGATAGTTCTTTTTCTTTTTCCCATTTTTCTTTTCGTTTTTCTAATGCTTCATTTGCTGCCTCTGTAGCAGCTTTTGCTCTCTCTTTGTTTTTTGCTATTTCATCATCTGCTAATTCTTTTTCTTTTAAAGCAAATTCTGAACTTAATACACTTGCTTCTCTTTTTAATTCAAGTTTTTCTTGTTCTGCTTTAAATATTTCAGCATTAGCTTTTTTTATTTGTTCAGCGGATGCATTTTCATTATCCCTTATTTTAGCATTGGCTTTTATACGTTCACTTGCATTTTTCCACCTTGCATCAATACTTTTTTGAGCTGCGTCTAATTCTATGTCAAGCAATTCTTTTTCTGTAGCCCCTCTTAATTTAGCATCAGCTATTGCTTTTCTTGAATAATCAGTTAATTGTTTAGTAGAAAATTCTAATTCATCATTTAATGATTCTGTAGCCTTTTCTAAATTTTCCATTTCGGCTGCTGCTGATTCAGCTGCTGCGCTCATTTCATTTATTGCATAAGCTACTGCTGCAATAACTAATCCTACTCCAGTTGCTATAAAAGCCTTACTTGCTGTAGTCATTGCCCCAAAAGCATTTTTAACTACACCGCCTAATTGCTTAAATGAATCAATGCTCTCTCCTACACCCTGAAGACCTTGTGAAAGTGCCATAGCACTTTGTACCTTCAATAAAGTTTCTTGTAATGCCTCTGATTCTACCCCAATTAATCCTAATGCACCTTCATAAGCCTGAAATCCATTTAATACACCACCTATAGAATTACTTAAAGCATTGAATTTAGCGTCAGGGTTAAACGCATCAGTTAAGTCTTTTGCATCTGCAATAGCATCTTTTAACTCAGCGGCTCTTTTTGCTGCTTGTATAGCTTCTTGAGATGTAGCACCAAACTTTTCAGCAAGTGCAGTTACTTCCGCTTGTGCTTCTCTTAATTGGGCTTTAAGTGGTTTTAACGATTCCGTCTTTACCTCTAACTCTATTACTTTCTTTTCAGCCATTACTTATAGTCTTTTTCTTTTAACTTACGTTTGCCCTGTTTGTATGCTTCCTTAATACTCTTAGGTATTTCGTATCTTCCTTTAGCTATGTCTATGTAGTCCGACTTTCCGTAAAAATCATCAAGTTTTAGGATGTCTAATATGTGCTTTATCATAGGTCAGATATTACAAATGGATAATCTTCTTTTTCTGTAGTTCCGTCTTCGTATGTATACGTTATTACAATAGTTAAAACGTCAAATGTTCCTTCTTCACTTCTTAAATCAAAGAAATCTTCTGTGTCTAATCTATAGCTATCTTCCGTTATTAGGTAGTATGCTGGATCAGGATTAGCGGGAATATTAAATTCTACATTTGTGTCTACAAAGATTCTGTTAGGCGTTGCCGTTATTCCTGTAGTGCCTACGTCTATGTCAGCTTGTACACATTTGTTTGGTAGAATAACCGGAGACTTAAAAATTCCACCAGCTTTATCTATAATAAATTTCGGTTTCTTACGAATGAATCTTCTAAAATCTAAAAGCAAAACTAAGTTCACTTCTCCCGTAGTCAGGTTAGAACTCATCTCGTTTATTACGTATCGTTTATCTCGTATTACTACACGGTCATTTAAACGAATAGAAGCAAGTATAGAAAGAGGTAGATAGCATTTAACATATACCAATCTATTCTTCTTTACATACAAGTTATTTATGTAATTAGAGTAGTAGGTATTAAAGATATGGTTGTTAATTACTATATCACGTAAAGAACTAATCTCAGGCCCAAAGTTTAAGCTATAGTATTGACCATTAGCATACGTGTCTTGTCCGAATGGTATATAGTTAGTTAAAGTAGCTACAGATGAACCGTTGTTAAATTTAAAGTTACACGTCTTTTGCTCCGCCATATATAATAACATAGGTTTAGGAATATACTTACCCCAATTACGATTAATGCAATAGCCTACCTGTAGATCAGTACCAGTAAATTTGTTATGTAATAAATTCTCAAATGGAGACTCTACTAAATATTCTGCGCCATCGTAATCATAAGTCTGCTCCAAACTTCCGTATTCTCTTCCGAATGTATCTGAAAATTGACCATTCATAAAAGACTCGCTCTGCTGATATTTAAACGATATGCGCTTATATAATGGCACTCGTTGAATATCTATACTATCTATATCCGTATGTTTTGTTATGTCTATTATTCTGCCTTTAGAATACCAATCTTCCAATGGCATTAACTCAAAAGATGTTTGTGTTATAGGAGCAATAGTTAGATTAAACTCTTTAAGTACTCCTTTAACAAAATCTGATACGGTCATATCAGGGATGTTTCCGTTTATATCTAAATTAGCAACCAACGTAAGAGGAGCAGTAGTAGCGGTAAATATGTATAGTAAATAAATAGTTTGTAAATTACCACTTCCATCGTCGTAATATTCGGTTCTATATTGATTGTAATATATATCTATATCAATTGTAATAGCTGCATTTGCCCTTACTACAAAATAAAAATTCTTGTCTAATCCTATTTGATTTTCATAGGTTAGCGTGTCAATACTTCCAGTTCCTTGTCCTTGTATTGTTGTCTCTAAAAATCCGTTATTATATACGTCAATATAATAAGTTGCTGAAGAGTTTGAAACGGAATTGCATATAAAATTAATATTGTGCGTTCCTAAAGATGGGAATATATCTTCTGAATCGTATTCTATATGTAAAGTATCGTCTGTAGTGTTAAATACATTACGGGCAATATGTGAAGTTGTATCGTAGCCACTATAGTACGTGAAATTTATTTTTTGTGGCTCAGTAGCAAATTCAAAAGACTCCGTGTTTTTCAAATAAAGGAATGCTTTGTCAAATCTTTGATCTGTTAAGAATGTTCCTTGAAAGTCTACACCATACTTCGTTTCTATAGCATCAAATACCCTTCTAACTTTAATAGCTGGAAACAACTCGTAATAGTTCATACGTGTTCCTGTATGAAAAATATCCGTGCTTGTATTGTCGCTATAAGACCATACCCTCTCCGAACTAATTAAAGGATAACGAATATCGTAATCTGTAGTGTCTGTAATTCGTGACTGCACCTCTGCGCCTGAATAACTGCTCGTATAAGGAGAGAAATCTAATACCGCTAATTTGTCGTCTCCAAAGTAATCTTGAAGCGTTCTAACATCACCATAGAAAGTAACTGAATAGTTTTCTGCTCTACCCTTTTTTAAGTTCGCCTTTTCTAACTGAATCTTTCCCGTTCTAAAAGTGACTAAGTCTATCTCTATCTTTGCGTTTCGTCTTAGCTGATGATCTAACGTAGAGTCTACATCTGTTTCGTAGAAGTGCTGGAAGATTTGGTTGTTATGTTCTGAAGCCGGTACGGTAAAACTTTGCGAGAAGTCCGTAAATACTTTAGCTATATCCTGAACATTTTGAACGCTTGAAGTAATTTGTATCTGTTCGTCTTCAAATAGTTCTAACCTTTGACCTTCTATATATACTTGTACCTTTCGCATTATACTACGTTGTTGATTATATCAGTTGCGTATTGGAATTCTAAAGTGTAGTTAATCATCTTAGTGTTTATCTGTTTGAATAACTCAGTAGCTTTCGTGTTTATCTTAACCGGTCTATTATCTAAAAGAATTCTCTCACTCGTCATTAACTCCTGTAAGTTATTAGAAAAGTCTTCGCTTACCCAATCGGTGTTTACAGTAATAACCTCAGTATAGTTCGTGTTAAACGTTTTACGCTGACCTTCTAATACATCGTAATTAACCAAGTTAGACTGAAGCAAATTATACTCCGTGTTGTCTACATTTATATTGCGTTTAGAAGCCTTGAAAAAGTATTCTCTTTGCCAAGCACCATAACGATTAATAAAGTCGCAGCAGATAGGCTCATATTGACATTCTGTCTTAGGTTTAAATGTAGCTTCCCAAAGAACGTTGTTAGATGCGTCTGTAATCTGCGTTAAACATCCGTTGTCGTAGTAGTTAGGGTTTACTCTATACGAAGTAACAACACCGCTTGATGGAATGGTAACCGTGTTTGTAGTGCCTGTAACCAACTCCGTGTATTTAACCTTATATCCAGCTGTTGCATTCCAGGTTATACTCCCAGCCCTCTTTAAAGTGTCGGTAGCTAAAACCGCAGCGGAATCATATAGAAAATAATACGTTTTCGCAGCTAATAAAATATCTCCTAAGTCTTCGTTATATCCTTCCGTGTAGAGCGTATACCCATCAAACGCTTTGTAAGTAGTGGTACTTCCTACTTGAACAAAAGATGTGCTTATTTTCTTATATCTCTTCACAGATACATTACACCATTCAGTAGTAGTTAACGCTTGGTTGCCTACGTTATAGTTATTCTGAAATTCTACGTGTGATAAATACTCTTTGATATATGGCGATATATTGTAAGTAGTTCGTGTTATGGTAGGTGCTGGAATCAACTTACTCAAAGTATAAGTAGGAGATGCAGGTGCTGATCCCGTACCATTCCAAATAAATAACTCTACCTTAGTTTCTATCTGTCCTGTTTCGTTTATTTCTACTATGAAAGGTGAACGTGCAAATATATTCGCCATTATTTAGGTTGTTTAATTATATCAAAAAATAGTTTACTCGCTTCTAATCCGTATTTATCTATTAACTCGTCAGGAAGGTTTTTGTATGCTGCTTCAAATGGCTTAGTGAAAAACAAACTTGGTTTAATTCCTTTAGAGTATATACTTTTTGTCATTAACCAGGCTGTAGATTTATATGACATAAACTTGCCATCCTTGTTCTTGAACTGAATCCTTCGTCTTTCTACCCATTTCTGCATTGCTTCAGTAAGTCCACCTTTTCTTCCGGTACCCGAACCAAACTTAAAAGGGGAGTTAGGTGCTTTAGCAGAAGAACGCTTACCTCGTATACCCTGATCTTGGTACGCTCCGTACTCTTCCATAGCAAAATACATTCCGATGGAGTTAGGCATAACTTTAACGTCACCTCTAATAGATTGATGCAGCTTCTTAGAAACGTTTTTATCCTTGGTAGTAAGGTTTCGTTTAGCTTGATTTACTACGTGGTCTCTAAAGCGTTCTAAAGCCTTTTGTATTTCGTCTTTTTGCATTAGCAAATACTCATTTCATTAGGCACTATAATATCAAAGGTCATAGTCCACCCAGCTAACAAGTTCTCAAAACGCTCTGTGAATGGTTCGCAGCTTGGCACTCCGTCTAACTGATAGTTTGTATCTGACAAATCACCATTGAACAAACTTGCTGCTAATCTTTGGCATACTGCTAACTGAGTATTTAACACATCCTGTTCGTTGTCGTTCCCTTTAAACACATCCGTTGTTTCGCTCTTAGATATGTCTACTATGTCCATAGCAATAACGCTAATGTTAAACCTCATTACGTTCTGTTCTATGTTCACATTATTTACCATAATATGTGACAAAGGGAATATCGTTTGTTTGTTTAAATCTACCTCAAAGATGCTACCTTCTGTAACTGTATTTACAAACGGAGATGCTATTAGTTCCGCCTTTATGTTATCAATTACGCTATAAAATCCTACCATTTCTGTTGTTGTTTTTTAATCTGTCTAATTTCTATCTCCGTCTTTTGCTTCTCAAATGTTAGAAAAGTTAACGCCTTTACAAGGGGTTGTTTAGTAACTCTGTCAAATTCGAGAATGTTTCCTTTAGCTGCTGCATAGATTGACTGATACCATCCCCATTGCTTTCCAAACTGCGATTGTTCGCTGTAGTCGCTTTGCTCATCTTCCTCGTCTCCTTCTCCAAATAATCCGCTAAAGCCTCCAATAATTCGAGACCTAAAGTCCAAAAAAAAACCGATGCGCCCATTGCTATGCTTACCGGTGTGAACTTCATAAGTTCGGCATATTCTCCCGTTCCTTCGTAGTCTATAATCTCGTACTTATCTCCTTTCGTGTTTTTGATAGGTCTGTAAAGCACAGCCATAGCTTTGTGCATATTATCCCAGCTACTTAAATACTTTTCAGCATCTATATACTCACCCCAAGAAATCTGTTCTAAATTTGGAATAAATCCGAATTCAATATCTCCTATCTTAAAGCGGTGTTTAAAGGTTGGTTTCACCGCAAATATGCGGTTAAAGTGTTCTACCATATCCGAAAGATCAGTAGCTTTTATCTTTACTACATCCTTTAACTCTATGCCACAGAATAACTGCACCATCTTTTCAGATATGAACTCAGCATCGTTTGAAGTGTCAACAGTCTTTCTGAATTCCTGATAGTGCTTTAATGGAATCTCGTCTAAACTTGTTGGTATTAGTAATTCTAACTTCATAGTATTAAAACTTTTAATTCGTGTTTGTGTTGTTTCTATATGCTAATACATATGAATAAGCTTCGTTTAGCATTATTATATGCTTTCGCATACTCATAGGGTTGTCAAATACAATTCGTACTCTTATACGCTTTCTTTCGTATATATACTCTTGTACTATAGCAACCATTTCTTCAACGGATGGCGTATGTTCCATAGCTATTGTTTAATCCTAAAGTTTCCATTTCGTGATAACGTAGCGCATCTATAATGTGGTCATTGCCACCTGCAGGTTTGTTTAATCTTACTCCTGTTTTATCCGTGTCCCAGCAATACGCTCTAAGTTCTTTGATTAGATTCGTGCTTGTAGATGTCACTAAATAATCTTGCCGTTGCATTACATCTATTCCGTAATTAATCGAATCCTTACCCTTCGTAACGCCTTTAATAGTTATTCCCTGCCTTCTTATTTCTTCTATACTTTTAGGTTCAGCACTATCAGCATATACTACTACGTTTTTTTGTAGTTCTTTAGCGATGTCAGAATTAAGCATACCGGTACGATAAACCTTTTCGTTTACTATTCTTTGTCCGTTGTATTGATATATCTCTACTATTGCAGTAGGGTCTACTGAATAACCAAAGTCTAAGCCTATGCCAATTAATCGGGCCTCAATCGGAATAGTGTCGATTATCTTCCAATTATTAAACACAACTCCTTCTAAGCTACCTACTAAACCAAGTCCGTAAACGTTCCACCAATTGCGCCAATATTCAGAAGTCTTTGCTTTCTCTTTGTTCTTTTCTATTTGGTCTATTATTGATTGGTCTAAGGCTTCGTTATCCTTGTACGTTAGAATTATGAAGTCGCTATCTGCTTCGTCTTTTAGTTCCGTATGTACCCAAAACTCATTGGCAGGATTAAAGTCTAAAAATACCTCTCTCTTCGTTCTAATCGATAACTCATTGTATGCTTCAAAAGTGACGTTATTACACTCGTTGATATATAATATATCCCTACGAGCGCCACGCAGCTTAGACGCATCGTCAGCAGAAAAGAATTCCATAACGCTGCCATTCGCAAATTCATATCTTAAAAGTGATTTATTAAAGTTTGCATCTACATATCTGTTAGTCCACCTCATTATTTTTAAGAAGTCTTTTAATGCACCTCTTCTTAAATGTGGTATTGTTTCAGCTACTATACTAATCTCAAGTCCTGATTGCCTTGCTGCTTTATCTATAAGGATAGGTATTATTCCAAACGTTTTTCCTGCATTGTCGTCCCCTACTACTAATTTCATAGGGGACTAAAGAGCGGAAGTTCCACCCTGAATAATCTTTATGCGATTCTTCAAGGCAAGAATCTTCCGTATTGCTGTTGTTACTTTAAACATATTGCCATTTAAATCTATAAGCAGTGTTATATTTTTTTTCTTTCTTACAACATTTAATAATCCCAAATGAATTAAAACCAAGTTCTCGTTTTACTTGATTTATACTTTCAAATTTACGGATTAAATTACCATCTAAATCAAATTGTAAAATTGCTTTTGATTGAATATGGTCTTTACCACTTTTGCTTTTTTGTAATCCGTTCTTGAATGCGTGTAATTGATTCTCACTTGATGTTACCCATTCTAAATTAGAAACATTATTATTACGCTTAATTCCGTCTTTATGATTAACCTCTTTCTTGTTTTCTTTATTATATAAAAATGTCAAAGCAACTAATCTATGTACGCTAAAATAATATCTCTTTCCATCTTTAAATAGCTTTGCCTTTTCATATCCAGTTTTAGAATAATTCGTTTTTAAGATACGCTCCTCTTTAGTATTGCTATTTGTGCTTTTACCATTACCAAGACTTTTAATTCTTCCGTGGGTAGAAATCTTATACAAGTTTTCAAATCCCTTTATTTTTTGCCATATTTCCATACAGCAAATATACTAAAGTTTTTTATATTATGTACACCCTTGATATTCCTAAATTAATCTTCTAACTCGTCATTATCTCCTTCTAAATCAAACAAGGGCTGTTCTATAATAGTAGTCTGTGTCTTCTCTACAAGGCTATTTAAACGTTGTGTAATAGATGGATTATACATTCCTGCCATACCACCCTCGATTTGGTCTGAGCGCACTTCCCTGCGTATACGTGAACAGATGGTTGAAAATTTCTTATATCTTCCTCTTGAATTTGCAAAGTAATTTGACAGGTCTTGAATTATTTCTTGGTCTGCACAATAGTTTTCAAAACCTTCTATCGTTAAAGGTCTTTCTTTCTCTCTATATACCATCTCAGCATCTTTGCCTACAAAGTCTTTTACTATGAATGGGTTTTCTTTAGTATGCTTCTTATAGGCTTGGAATAGTTCCCATAGATGTTCGGGGCTGTTTATCTTATTAGGTCTTCCCATTTGGTTCGTGTTTTAGTAAGTGCTTTATATTGCTCTTTTTATTTCCTTTTACTCTTATTCTTTACGTTTGCTTTCTAAAAGTGTATTTAACTGCACTAATTAGGATTGTAGGTATATGCTTCAAATTCGTCTTTATCTACTGGGTGTAGTTCCATTAGACCTATCTCATAGTCATAGAACACTATGTATTTAGCTTCTGCTATAGTCAGCATAAGTTTTAGAGCGTTCCACGTTTTAAGATGGCTCTCAGGGTTTATGAATACTATGTAGTAGTCACTTTCCAAACAGCCTACCGACTTCTCCGAGTTCCTTAACCACTTCCGCATTGTTATCATAGTGTATTGTTATACTGAGTTCTTTCACCTTCTCTACTTTTGCTTTATTGCTTCCTGTAGCATATACTCTACTTTCAGGAATAGATAAAGCCTTAGCACGTGTTAGCATTCCGTCTTTCTCTTGCCTTGCTGAAATAATATATACGTCTGCGCCTTTATTGATCCATTCTTCTGCTAACCGCATTCCTTTAACTGTGCTTAGTGTTTCGTCATAGTCAAAAGAAACTTTTTCAGAAGCCATCTTTTCTTCAAATGCTGAACGACAAACTGCTGCACGTTGTTCCGTGTCATATTCAGATACCATCTTATCGTCCCCCATACATCGCTGCATAAAGTCGTTCATTCTTTCATATGGGTTTGGCTTAGGTATTGGCATCGTCGTACTCTTTATGTATTTTACGTAATTGCATTACTATATCTCTCCAGCAAGAAGAACAACTTGTAGGCTCTTGCTTTACATTTAAAACTCTATTGTATACTTTTAGTAGTGCGTGTTGATCGCTTGGGCTTATCTCTGCCGTGTTTCTACTAAAAAAAGTCTCAAGTATTCCGTGTTCGTCTTCCGTTAGACAGTTAATCTTTCTGTAAGGAAACATTTGATTTAGCTTCTCCTTACGCTTATCGCATCCGCAATCTTCTCCAGCAATCCATTTAGCTACTTTATCTATACCAGTCTTCTTAAATACTTTCTCTAA